TCATTACTTGGAATATGTTAGTAATACCTCCTTCACCAAGAATTTTTACAATCTGCTGTCCAACTGGTCCTAATAATTCAAGAGTACCTTTAGCACCCTTTGTCGCAAAGTTCTGATCCCAATTTACTTTCGGGAATTTGGGTAAAGTTTTCCACCAATCACCCATGACATTGCCAATGAAGGTGGCAGCAGTCTGAAGTCCTGATTTAATACCATCAGCAGTATTCAGGAAGTCCTGTTTAATCTTTTCGGCAATTTGCCCACCGTTAAGATTACCTTTGGTCCATTGATATACGAGATCACCACCATATTCGCCAACCATACCACCAAGGATGGATCCAACGAATGGGGGAGGTACAAAACTACCAACAGCAGTACCAAGAGCAAAACCAATCGTCTTATAAACCGTATTGGGAAGACGATTCATGTCGAACTTTAGGTTACCCTGTTCATCGACATCTAACAGATCAAATGCTGCATAGAGCAAAGAACCAAATACTGGAACTCTAGAGATTACTGCTCTACCACCACGCAGAAGACCTTTGAATCCCCTAAAAATGTTTCTAGGGGTATTTTGGATCATATTGCCAGCACCTCTGATGGCTTGCTGAGAGGTGCTTCTCACCATATTGCCCATATTCTGACGGACTTGAGGCAATGCTGCCCTAGTCCTATCTGCTAAGCGAGTTGCCATGTCACCCGCCATATTGCGAGTGGTTCTTGCCATACCGCCCAATGCTTGACGGTTATTTACAAAATTATTACGGCGTAGTCTTGCATAGTCAAGAGGACCAGCTCTACCAGCAATATGTCTGGCATGAGACTGATTTAATCTACTAAGTCTATTAGGATAAGTCCTCTTTCTAAAGATATCACGAACTCTAGTACGCCAAGGATAGTTCCTATTAAGACTAAAGTTTGTTGTAACTTTTGCTCTGCCACCAAATGGTCTAGGTCTACCACCAGTTCCTCTGGTGAGATTACGACCACCAAACATTCTAGATCTAAGTCTAGAAAGTCTATTGGATCCTCCAGTTACTCTACTCCTACCACGACCACTACCAGGACCAGTTCTACGACGCCTATTATTACCACCTGGTCCACCTGGTGCAGGTCCGTCGTCCATCGCATCGGCGGCTTGACCCATCCGATCGCGTTTGTTTAATAAGTCTAAAAGACCAAATAATAAACCAAAAGGATTAAGAAGAATCTTAAGTCCAATGATACCAATAAGAACTTTTCCTAATCCTACTAATCGTTCTTGAAAGGTTTTATTCTCTCCAAATAGAGAAGAGAATCCGTCCAAAAGATTATCTTGTACTAACCAACTAGCAAACCCAGATATCTTCTCCCAGACAAATTTTAACTTATATAAAAATGTCTCTACCTGCTTTCTATTATTCTCATCTCCAAGCATCTGGAGAAGAGCAGTAACAGCAGAGTATTTCATCAACCCTGCAACAAATGACAGGGCACCTACCAGAAGACCCTCAAGTCCTCCAAATAATGCTTTACCTATCTTCTCAACCCAAGACTTCTCTTTTTGGGTTACATTACCAGTTTTTGCCATCCCAGCAGCACTGGCTGGGAGAACATTACCTTCAATTTCTGCTTCTCTTGCAGCGTCTCTTTCTCTTTGTAACCTTCTTCTTTCTGCCCTCTCCTGCAACTTGTCATTCTTAACTGACTGGTTTGCAACAGATTGCATACCCTTGATGGTCTTATCAATACCAACAAGAGTAACTTGAATATTCCCAAGTGCCTTGACATTAGCATTTAAGGATGAAGCAATTGCAGCCTGAGCAACTGCATTTCCTCCACCCTTGTTTGCGCGTCCTCTACTAGCCCCCGCAAATTTGTATGCGTCAAGTTTTGCCACTTATTTGTTTTGCTCCTTATAGCGCCGTTCCTCTTCTTTGAGGAACTCTACAAGCATACTGATATAGATGTCCTTTTCCCAAGGCATCAGGTTTTCAATGTGATCGATTGCCCACTTGTGATGATGTATTAACGCAAAATTAGTTTGATAATAATTCATCAAACTAGTATGCATGAGGGCTAGGCGAAAAAAGCAGCCAGTCCTTCAAGTTGAATCGTATTCTCCACTCCAGTATTAGGATTGGTTACTGTCAATGTATGTGCAAGTTTGGGCATAGATTCAAAGAATTCTTGAACCTTTTTAAATTGTCCAGAACTCATACCATCAAAAAATTCAAGCAATTCCTGCTTAGGCGTATCAGTGCAGTCATACACCTGATCTGCATCCGTAATTGTTTGAACACAACTAGCAGCGAGGTCAAACATTTCTTCGACGCCAGGAGTTTCGTCACCAAAATTCATTTCAACAAATGAACGGATAGTAGGATATCCCATGGTAAGAATGATAGTATCATCCAGTTTGATCTGATTCTTATGTCCTCTGGTTTTTTGGACTTGAATCTCATCAAGAGGAATGCTGGTCTTCACCTCAGTTTCACCGTCGTCTTCACAAGTAACAGTCACTTCAACTGATTCACCAACAGACTTTGTACGAATTTGCAGGAACACAAATTCAATATCAAAGGTTGCCATTTTTTCAGGTTCGGCAATATCAGTACATGCTTTAATGATATCAGTGATTGCCGTAAGCATGGTTTCTTGATCGCCAGTCTCAGTTGCAATCAAAAGCATTTTCTCTTCTTTTACAAGAAAAGGTCTATAGTTCACGACCCTGCCGTTAGATGGCAGTTTCAGCTTATATTTGGGTGTGTTTAATTTGGGTAATGCCATAGTAATTCAACTCAGTAATTTTATTTATATGGGTCTATCAACGGTAATTATCAGTAACCACCATCTTGACCAACATCTCTACCCAGTCTACCACCATTTCCAGATTCAGCGACTTGCTCGCGCAAAGTCTTAGAAGCATAATCACCTCCAGCAAGTTCTGCTGGTTCTACACTATAGAAACGATATCTTTCAAAATTAAATCCAATAGTGTATGTCATAATCCTAGCATCCATGTTATTCAATTGGGCACTACCAATATTAAACGGAAATACATTTCTAAGTTCATAACAAGCAGTAACCTGATTCAATCTCACCCTACCATCTTCTCTTCTACCATATTCTCTTTTAACTTGCGAAGCGAAATCAGAATCTCTAGAGGCTCTTGGTCCAAATCCTCTTTCCAACTTATAGATTCTCAATCTTGAAGCAACATACTCATCATAATCCTCAACATAACTATTAGTATCTACAATAATTGTATTCATCCATGCTTCAAACAGAGTTCTGATTGAATGATTTCTAGGAATCATAAATGTAATGTTGATCTGACTATATGCAGATCCAGTAACATACTTAAATGGTGTTCCTTGAGTAACAACTTGTCCTGTTGTTAGTTGTTTACTGGGAAGGTTAATAGCATTTGCATATGCATTTAGAGTTTCAGCTAACTCATGCTTAGGGTTCCCACCCCATTTCTTGTAGTAGTTAGGTGTACCACCTGCTCTAAATGCTGGGGGAGAATCAAAAACAACAGAATATAGATTACCTATACTAGGATCACTAGATACCTTACTGACTAGATCAATAAATCTATTTTGACTAGTCCTTTTTACTGATTGCTGATTTGGGACTCCCATCAGACCTTAAGCTCCTTTTCGGTAATAATTTTGAACTCCCACCCTTGCTTGGAACAAAACTTTTCAGCAGCATTCCACTTTGCCTTATTTACACTCCAGGTAACAACCTCATTAATATAACGCTTAGACATTCTTTTTTGAGTTTTGGGTTCTTTAGTTTGTTTTAGTGGTTTTACTTCAATCAAATATCTATCATTATTATTAGTTTTGATGTAAAAATCAGGAAAATATCTATGAGTCTTTCCATCAACAGGTGAAGTATATGGAATGACAATTTCTTCACTACCCCACTCAACAATAGATGGTGTAGTATCACACCATTTCATAAATTTATATTCCCATGATGACCGATAAATCACATTGTTTGGGTCACCTTTGTACTTCTTGGGGAAGCACACTTTGTATTTTCCCTGGTAACGCATAAATAAGTACAGACCGTATTTATATTTAGGTGCATTTTAATGTCGGTGTATCGATATCCAGAGAGACCTGTAGAAGGTGGTAAAAGTGGAGGAATAGAAGATCCAAACACTCTTGCTACAGACTATTTAATGATTCATCGCCATAGAGTTAACTATGATGATGGTGGAGCTGGCAACAATTTCTATAGCAGAAAAACTCCTGGTAACCATCAAAAAATTGAATACAATGATGATGTGGTATACATTGCCATGCCTCCCAATATCCAAACCTCATACGGTCCTGCATATAAGAGAATGGATATTGGTGTTGGTGGTATCACTGGAACTCAGCTCCTCGATGGGGGCAATGATATGGGTGATGTCGTAAAGTCTTTGATGGATGCTGCTAAAATAGCATTACCTGAATTCCAGACTTCTACAGCAATCAGTTTGATCAATGCCACAAATAACTTTTTGGGTCTTTCTGGTGCAGTTGACATTAATACCATTGAACAGTTAAGAAATGGTAGAATTTTCAACCCATTCTCTGAGCAAATCTTTGCTGGTATGTCTTTCAGGACACATAACTTTGCTTTCAAGTTTTTCATCAGAAATGAAAAAGAAGCAGAACAGGTGTTCAGAATCATTAGATATTTGAAAATTGGTGCTCTACCTGGTATTGATGATGGGGACTTCCCAGACAAGTACATCAACAGAAACAAAAAGTTCCAACAACCTCCTAGAGGTGGTGAAGAGCAACCCAAAATTAAAAGGGATGATACTGACATGTTTGACTCGAAGTTCACTAAGCACTTCAAAGATGGTTATGCAAGTGATGATAGATACTTTACAGTTCCCGATCGCTTCGACTTAAGATTCTGCAGATTCAAGACTAATAACAAACAAGGTCCTAAAAGACAATATAATGGAAAGGTTAGTGGAAGTCGTGCAGATCGGGGTAGAAGAGATCTGATGTTCAAAATGTATCCTTCTGTGTGTACTGGAATCTCTGTTAATTATACACCAGATAACCAATATGTCGCCAGAAAGAGACCTGGCAATAAAGAGGTTGATGTTCCCGCTGTTGTAGTTTCGTGTTCTTTCACAGAAACTAGACTGTTAACAAGAAGAGATGTTTCCGTAGGTTACTAAAATGGCAGCTTATTTTTCATATTTACCGAATATCTATGTTGCTGAGGGCATAGAAGACGATGAACAGTACAAATATCGTCTTGTAAAAAACATCTTCCGTAGAGTCAAAGCAAAAGAGTCTCTAAAACAGTATATTACCCTCAATGAACCCATTGAGATTGAGCAGGGTGATACACCAGCATCTTTGGCAAAAGAGTTCTATGGATCTGAGTATTATGATTGGGTAATTTTGATTGCCAATGATATAGTCGATTTTTATGAAGATTGGCCAAAAAGTGAACTTGACTTACAAGAGTATACTAAAGAAAAATACGGGACAACTGGTGGAATCCATCATTATGAAACTAAGGAACTAAAATTCAATGATGAGGTTTTCATTCCTGCTGGCATTCAAGTAAATGAAGATTTTTCTGTAAACTTTCCAGATGGAACCAGAGCTGATTCTACAGCGTCAAGAGTCCCAATCACATATTATGAGCATGAGACATATTTGAACGAATTGAAGAGAAATATCAAATTGCCAACTCCTGTCATTGTCAAGATGATGGAAGAACAGTTTAGAGAACTCTCTGGATACGATCCTTGCCCAGAACTCGATGATGCTGGTAATAAGAAGACTGAACTGAGTCTGGTTGCTAGATTCTTGAATAATAATGCATCTTCTTCAAATATTGGTTCTGCTACAGCAACTACTACAGAACTGGTCACATCTTTTGATTATGGTCCTTCTACTGCGGGCACATCAGTTGGCACATCCTTCGTAACAACGAATGTTGTAGATAATACAACTAGCACAACCTCAACTGGAACTAGTGCTGGTGCGTCAACTAGCAGTTCTTCGAGTTCTAGCAGTTCCTCTGGTTCCTCTGGTTCCTCTAGTTCCTCTGGTTCTAGCGGTTCTTCTGGTTCCTCTGGTTCTAGCGGTTCTTCAGGATCTAGCGGTTCTTCAGGATCTAGCGGTTCTTCAGGATCTAG